AAGACACAGTTAGACTGGTATCAATTTCAGGGTATATTATATCACCTACACCAAATTGTGTCAAGAAACTTTTTTCCTCAACTACCATCGGCTAAATAATTCTTGACATAAAAGCCTTAACATCGTATAATATACACTTAATCAGAGGAGATTGTATGAAAGTAAACCTAGTTTGGATTACCCCCGAAGCCATGAAAGTCATCGCCTATTGTGCGAGAGTTAGTAATCCTGCAAATCAAGACAATGAGAGAACAGCCCCGAAGTTGTTGAAGTACCTTAAAAAAGAAGCACACTTCAGCCCATTCGAAATGGCAAGTGCTTGCATTGAAATCGAGACTACGAGAGACATTGCTCGCCAGATTCTGCGGCATCGCTCTTTTAGTTTTCAGGAATTTAGTCAACGCTATGCAGACCCTACTCAAGCATTAGATTTCTCTACGAGAGAAGCGAGACTGCAAGACCCACGTAACCGACAGAATAGTATTCCTGCGGATAATGATGGGCTAGAAATTGCTTGGCACGCTAAACAGAGAGAAGTAATCGATGTCTCTACTGAAGCCTATAAATGGGCTATAAGTATGGGTATTGCAAAAGAACAGGCGAGGGCAGTATTGCCCGAGGGTAACACTCATTCTCGATTATATATGACTGGTACACTTCGTTCGTGGATGCACTTCTGCGACCTACGAGGTGGGAACGGCACTCAAAAAGAGTGTTCAGAAATTGCAGTAGCCTGCAAAGAGATTCTCTGCCAAAACGGTGGAGACGTCTGGGGAGACTCATGAAACGTATTAGAAATACAATTTTAACTGTAGCAATTCTAGCTGGATTGTTATATACTAACTGGCAAAGCAGTATGATGCTTGTCAAACACCCTGAAATGTATCAAGGAAATCCTTACTTATGAATGATGTTTGGAATGGAGAGTCAAGAGGAAACAGTGATGTTATGCAAGAGCGCATACGAATCTGGCATAGAGACCGCAATTTGATTGATGGTAGTACTGATAAAGATCAGTTCTGTAAGTTGATTCAAGAGTGTGGGGAACTGTCAGACAATATGTGTAAGGGCAGAGACATGAAAGATGATATTGGCGATATTATGGTTGTGCTTATTAATATTATGGAACGTAATGGATACTCTATGATGGACTGTCTAGAGACTGCGTGGATTGATATTAAAGATCGCAAAGGAAAGATGGTTGATGGCATCTTTGTAAAGGAAGCAGATTTGTGAAACTTGTTGAGGCATTGAGAAACGGCAATGTCAATATCACTTACGAAAGTTTAAACAGCGGAAAAGAGATTACAAAAACATATACTTTGAAAACTATATTTAAAGTAAATGTTAGTCTCAAATCAGATAAACTTATTGCTTATGATGTAGAAGCAAAGGAATGGGAAGACATAGAAAGGTCCAGCATTAAAAAATGGAGTATAAATGAACAGAGAAGAAGTATTTAACCAACTAAAGGAGGACGAAGGTGTCAAGTATGAAATCTATAATGACCATCTTGGCCTGGCTACTTTTGGTGTTGGTCATCTTGTTATTGAGAGCGATTCGGAATTTGGTTCGCCCTTGGGCACGTCGGTATCAGAAGAGCGAGTTTGGGAAGCGTTTGAGAAAGATCTGGACACATCTATTGACGAGTGCGAAGTTCTTTTTGGCCCCAAATGGCATGACTTTCCTGGAGAAGTTCAAGAAATTGTGGTAAACATGATGTTCAATATGGGGCGTCCTCGTTTGTCAAAGTTTAAGAACTTCTGTGCTGCACTAGAGGAAGGCGATTGGCCGAAGGCTGCTGTCGAAGGACGAGACTCGCGCTGGCATAAGCAAGTGACGAATCGTGCGGAACGCCTCATGGTACGACTAGAAAATGTATCTTAAACTCATACTTGTTCTAGGTGTAGTCGGAGCTGCTGGCGGTGCATATGCGTATCACCAAGTCACTGTTGCGAAGTTAGAGAATGCGGTTATTCAGTTAGAAGCTAATAATCGTACTCTTAAAGAGAACAACAATGTATTACAGGCAGCGGCCGAAAACAATGCGACGAAGGTCGCGGAACTAGAGGCTCGAAGAGAGGAACAGCAGGCTCAGGTAACTGAACTTACTGCTGTAACAGCCTCTTTACAAGCGGAGAAGTCTAGGTTTATGAAAGTATTTAAAGACCACAATCTTACTCGCCTCGCAAGAGCAAAGCCTGGCTTAATTGAAACAAGAGTAAATAAAGCCACGGCTAGTATCTTTAGAACAATAGAGGAAGAGTCAAAGGAGGTTGAAAATGCGAACGATTAGTATAGCATCATTACTACTTATTAGTGGATGTTCTTGGTTTGGTGGTAAAGACATGCCAGCACCTTATGTAATACCGGAACCTGTCGTAGTAACTAAAATAGAAACAGTTCCTATTCGTATCTATCAGCCGCCTCTGCCTCGTGAAATAGACATGCTCGATGTTAACTTCTGGATAATAACTGAAGAAAACTATCAGGAGAAACGAGCAGAGATTGAAAAGATGCTTGATGGACAATTTGTAGTATTTGCTCTTACGCCAGACGGGTACGAGAAGATGTCCGAAAATTTACAAGAGTTGCGCAGATACTTTAAAGAAACAAAAGAAATTATTCTATACTATAAAAAGGCCACTACTTATGAGACTGAAACAGAAGATCAATCACAGAATGGACAAGCTCCAGGAGATGATGGAAAGCAATCAACACCTGGAGAATGAAGAAGCGGCCTATGATCTTACCCTAGAAGTAAGTAAGTTTTGGTCTGTATTAGATGAAGCTGATAAAGATTACATACAAATGTGTCAAATGGCTATTGAAGAACAAAAGGAGTGGAATGTATGAGTGCGTGGGAGAAACAAGTTGGTGGAGACCACTACAAGAAGTATGCTATTCAACCTACAGAGTATGCAGAAAAGAATAGGTTGACCTTCTCTGAAGGTTGTATAGTGAAGTATATTACTCGTTGGCGTGACAAAGGTGGAATTGATGACTTGCGAAAAGTTATTCACTATGCGGAACTCTTAATAGAGTTGGAGATACAGGCAGATAAACAGGTATAAAGTCATTGACACAACAAGCTTTAGCCCATATAATATGCACATCTTAAAAGAAACAAAGGAAAAATATAAAATGTCAGTAAAATTCAAGCCTAATGAAATTGTTGTGGATCGAGCTACAAAAGTAAAGACGAAGAAAGTATTCCCAATTGCGGGAGTGAAAACTTCAGAGCTTGTAGAACTGTGCACAAAATCTGACTCTGATTTACGTCGGGGTGAAAGGAAAACCCGTGTGAAGGCACGAAACGAACTAGCAAAACGAGGAGTAGCGCTATGAGAAACTTTAATTTTAGCATGAGAGACCGAGATCATAATGATGAATCTATCTCTTTTGACTTTGACAGTAAGAATGATGCTGATGTACGACATAAGCTGCGTAAGTTTTTCAAGGCTTGTGAAATGTCTGTAAATGATGAATTTACAGATGAGTTATTTGAAAGGCGAACAATGGTCGCTATGAAACTAGAACAGGTTTGCAATGAGGGTACTGACCCTTCCGCAGAAGAAGAGCTTTATGACTTACAAGAAGCTTTTGATATGGTGATTGCGCATGTCGAATCCGAACTATAGACTACTTCAGCAGGCGTTAACCGAACTGAATGCAGACGGTAACGAAGAACGTGGGCGTGAAGGAGAGGAACTCAAGATAACGTCTGACGGGTATGTGAATACAGCTCCGTCGGGCGAACTTCCAGTATGGAAAAAGGTAACAGCTCCTGGCCATCACGCCGGTGTTACAGAGGAACAGTGGGCAGAAGTATTAAAAGCACTACATAGGGAAAATAATTCTTGACAAGAATCCTCTTTGCCAGTATAATTATATTTCAAAAGAGGGAAAACTATGATAATTTCAGGAAGTATTGACTATTCTTACTCGGGTAGGAAGCGTAGTGTGAAAAGGACTCGGAAGACCGAACCAGTGTTTCGCCCCGCTTCTGGCCCTTTGTTTAAGAATATGAGGGAGGATAAGTACTACCCTTCTGCTCCTATGACGAAGTATAAGCCACCAGCGGATGTTTCGTACAAGCGAGAAGAAAGCAGAAACCATACCGTAGCGATTGCCTATAATAAGGGTGGTTACATGGTAATTGGTAAAGATAACATTAAGGATATTGGTAAGTGATTCATACACCGCTATTTAGAGCCAAGGAAAGACATATACAAGATAGACTTGTTATGGTGTGCCTTGAATTTA